GAGTATCTTTCAAACCGAAGTCTGTCGGTAGAAGAAGCGCAAGTATTTCATCTGGGAGTAGTCGTAGACCCAGTTCCAGGGCATGAAGCATATAAAGGTAGGATTGCAATACCATACATAACACCATCAGGTGTAGTTGATATTAGATTCCGTGCCATGTACAACGAAGACCCTAAGTACTTAGGTCTTGTTGGTAGCAAGACAACTATGTTTAATACGCAGGCTTGCTTTGTTGCAGATAAATATATCTGCGTCACCGAAGGTGAGTTCGATTGCATTATGATGTCAATTAAAACTAATCACCCAACGATTGGTATTCCAGGTGCTAACAACTGGAAGCCACACTATAATAAAATCCTTGACGACTTTGAAATTGTAATTGTATTAGCAGATGGTGATGCAGCAGGGCTAGAGTTTGGCAAGAAGGTAAGTCGTGAGTTAGGTAATGTTAATATCATTAGCATGCCTGACGGCGAAGACGTTAACAGCATGATGACAAAGCAAGGGAGTGAGTGGATTGACGAACGAATCAGAGAATGCATTACCATTGGACAGTAGTTTCTGGGAACATGTAGAACACCTAAACTTTACAGTAGGTATACCAGTATCTGAGACACGCATGATGGATGTGCTTCAAGTTATGTATGACATATGGGAGACCATTGAAGAAGGCAAACCTAAAGAAGCACAAGAACTAATTGTGGCTATGGCTGCAATCTTAGTAGCATCTAAGGACGACAAGGCTGATGTAGTATGGGAGCAGTTTGCAGTGCAAGAAGCAATGAAAGACTTCGACAAACACCTGAAAGGTATACTCCATGAAGAATCCTGATGACGCTAAAGTCATTGTAAATAGCCTACTTCAGACACTTTACAAGAAGCATGAGGACTATGGTCCTATGAACATTGCAGGTGCACCTGGTGGTGCAATGAATGGATTGCGTGTCAGGATGTATGACAAACTTGCACGATTAAATAATCTTGTAGACACAGGCAACACGCCGAACTACGAAAGCATTGAAGATACACTTATAGATATGGCTAACTACGCTATCATTGGGTTACTAGTCCAACGTGGACAGTGGGAAGGCGTACCTAATGGCGCAGCGAAGCAGACGGATAGTAGTCCTCAGTGACCTACAGATTCCGTACCAAGACAACCGTGCGGTAGACGCAACACTAGACTTCATCAAGTCATATAAACCTGATGAACTATGGTGCGTTGGTGATGAACTAGACGCACCAGAACCAAGCCGTTGGAACAAAGGCATGGCAGGAGAGTATGCAAATACTCTACAAGCAGGCATTGATATGACAAATGAAATCATGTCTGAGTACAGAGATGCACTAGGAAAAAAGAAACCATTTTATATTCAACGTAGTAATCATACTGACCGCATTGATACATACATGCGTAAGTATGCACCTGCATTCTCATCTCTTAAATCATTAGAGATTGAAAACTTATTAGGTTATGAAGCATTAGGTATTACTTACTTACATAAGATGCATGAGTTGTTACCTGGTTGGGTAATGGCACATGGTGATGAAGGTGCGCTTAACCGTGCGCCTGGTGCTACAGCATTAAACTTAGCCAAATCAATTGGTAAGTCAGTAGTGTGTGGACACACACACCGCACAGGATTACAGCATGAAACACGTGGGTTCTACGGTAAGACTGAAACTTTGTTTGGTCTTGAGGTAGGACACATAATGGATATAAAGCAGGCTAGTTACTTAACTTCAGGTAATGCTAACTGGCAGCAAGGCATTGGCATTCTTATTCAAGACAAGGGTGTTGTTACACCGCATGCGGTGCCAATCATTAACGGGGTTATAAACTTTTAATGATTAACTACATCTCCGAATACAACGATATGGTCAAGACTCTTGCCGCTGAGTATGCTCGCAAGTACAGCATGCTTGAGCAAGATGACATTGCCCAAGAATTATGGGTGTGGTTCGTAGCACATCCGCGTAAGTATAAGGAGTGGTCAGCACTAGAACGTAAAGACATGGATAAGTTAATTGCTAAGTCATTACGTAATGCTGCACTTAAATACTGCGAGTATGAAAAATCAAAGAAGATAGGCTATGACACGTCAGACCTGTACTACTATGACGCATCAGTTATAGAAACATTTCTACCTTCAATCATATCTGAATCTTATGAGATGCCAGCCAGTCTTAAAGACTTAGGCAACTCCGTTAAGAGTCTTAACATCAGTGATGGAATGAACTGGCTATCTCTACGCTCAGACATTGCATCAGGATTCTACAAACTATCTGAAGCCAAGCAGAACGTACTGCGTTTACGCTTTAGCGTTGACTCACCTGACTGGACAACATTGGCTAAGGACATGGACAGTACCCCTGATGGGGCACGCATGAAAGTACAACGAGCAGTTAGTTCCTTAATCAAACAACTAGGCGGATGGCACCCATACAATGACCAAGACAACCAAAAAACAACCGCAGACGAAGCAACAGATAGCACAGAAAATGCAACAGCAGACATCACCGAAGAGTGATGAGACAGTACTACTTTGCTGGTGTGATGGTGGCACAACGGATGGCAAGTTTACCGAAGGCGTTATCTATAACATCATTCAAGGTTCTATTCCTATTCAGTCAGCCATGCGTGTACAAGGTAACCAGATAGGACGGCAACGTCAGGTAGCACTGGAGAATTGGTACGACAAGATGGACTATGACTGGATGCTATGGGTAGACAGTGACATTGAATTAACCAAAGAAGCACTGCAACTTGTATGGGCAGCCGCAGATAAAGATGAACGACCAGTAGTTACTGGTACTTACTTCATCTCTAAAGAGAATGAGCGTAGCCTTATGGCTCCGTACCCTGCAGTATTCAACTGGGTAGAAGGTGATGAATATAAAATCTCATACGTCCACCCACTCCCTGCCAATGCACTCATTAGAGTTGGTTCAGCAGGATTTGGATTTGTGCTTATGCACCGCAACGCAGTCACACAGATGCGCAAAGTGCATGGAGCAATCCCTTACTTCAATGAGACAGGAGTAGGCGAGCAGTTTGTATCAGAAGATATTAACTTCTTCCGCCTTATGGGTAAGGCTGGTGTACCACTGTATACACATACAGGTGCAACAGTTAAGCACATGAAACGCTTTGCTCTTGATGTTGAGTACTATAAGTTCTTCTGGAACAACACACCATGAATGACCTAAGAGGTGTGCCTACTTTTGCTTGTATTTGCGGTTGTCTTATGTTTGAGATTACAGTAATGTGGGATGAAGATACTAGAGCAGTAGGCTGGTATGACCTTAGTCAAAAGTGTAAAGATTGTGGCACAATTACAACAGCACCTACAGAAATAGATGGCATGGACGGAGACGACTGTGTATGAGCAAAGACTAAAAGAACTAGGACAGATGGTTCAATTACTTGTTACTATGGTTGATGACTTAGGTAGAAACATTGACGCTATCTATAAAGAACTAGATATGGTTGATGAAGAAAGCCCAATAACTTCAACCTATGACTTCTGTGATTGTGATAAACACTACGGGCACATGTGCCAAGAGATGCATAGGATATAAAGGATGCCATATTATGACTTCAAATGCGAGACTTGTAGCACGGTGGTGGAGTTACAAGACCCGACAGCAACAGGATGCACTACCTGTGGTAACACGATGGTTAGAATCTGGTCAGCCCCAGGAATTAAATTCAACGGTTCAGGGTTCTACTCCACGGACAACAGATGATGCACTTAAGCAATGAACCTAACTGTGCTAGCACAGACCCAGAGATATTCTTTACAGAAGATAGGGGTGGATATAAACATCTACCTAAACTTAAACAGATTTGTGGAGCATGCTATGCCCAAGCAGAGTGCTTGGAGTATGCTGTACAAAACGCCGTAGTTGGTTACTGGGGTAATGCCACAGAAAAACAACGTACGCGTATCAGACAAGCACGTAAGATAGTAGCCTCACCTATATTAGTAGAAGGAGCAGCATGAGTACATTCGCATCAATCACATGGGGTATTGTAGCAGGGTTTACAATCCTAGAGGTTGTTGATTCACTGGTTGGATATGTAGAATCTAAGGTACGTACCCACCGCCTTAACCAAATCTTAGAAAATCTAGATGACGCATGGGCTGAACTAGAGTATGACTTAGCACAGACTAAGCCTGCCCGTAAGAAAGTAACTAAACGTAAGTAAACAGGGACAAAAAAAGAACCCCGCCTGGTAGGTTAATGTACCAGAGCGGGGTCTTCTTGTCTTAAAAGGGGCTTAGAAACCCGTTTAGCCCTATACTAGAGGGTGTGCTTCGCCTTCAACTACAGCAGCAGCCTTCTTCATAGAGGCTTGAGGATGCGGGAACTGGTCTCCAGGATTAGCCCAGCGTAAGATAACAGGGATTACAGATGCAGCACCAGCAGCAAAGAGTGACTTAACACTTGTGTTGCCAGTCATATAGGCTGCGACTACAGCCGCGACAAATGCACGTGCGTATGTGCCGAGGATTGTGTATACTTTAGGTGAGATGTTCATTACTTGCTCCATTTCGGTGTGCCAAACCCAACAATAAATGCTGTGAGTTTGCGCTTGTTGTCTTTCTTGTAAGCGCGGATGCGCTCTGCAACTTCTCCTCCATTTGCCTGAGACCCTTTGGTCTTATGCTCTGGTGATGTGTTGCCCTCAATGGTTGTAACTGTCCCATCAAGATTGTCTTTGACTACTATGCCAACATGCTCTACTGGAGCACCGCCTTCTACAAAGTCAAAGAATACTATGTCCCCTGGTTTAGGTTTAGCAGTGGCTGCATTAGCCCATGCTCCAATGCCTTGAAATCCAGATACACCTGCTGGTGTATACACGCAGTTAGGTATCTGTTGCTTTATCTGTGCAGCACACCACATAACAAATGAACCACACCACGGTTGTCCATCATGTTTAGTAAAGACACCATACTTTGTATGGTTCTCTCCTGTTTCTACTGTGCCAATCTCTTTTGTGGCTACCGCTACAAGGTCTGCCCCTGTTGCCATTAGTTTTCCGCCCTTGCTTTCATTACTTCTACGTCAATTTTAATTTGCTGTTGATTCTCAATCAACTGGTCTACTTTGTTAATCAACCCAGTTTTACCATCATTGTAAAGAGCATAGTTAATCTTAGTTAACTGGTCTTTAAGTTCTTCAGTATGTTTAGTAATTGTATGTTTGGCTATAAGGCTAAGCCCAGCAAGCACACCAGCAGTAACAAAAAAGTATGAGTAGATAATAGTGGCTACATCTGGGGACATTTCAAATTATACCGTTCTGATAGTCAGAGAAACAATACCGCCAAAGCCTGTAAGTTTCTTATCGGGAGGAGTGACGTCAGTAAACACCACTTCTTCAATGAGACACTGGGATAATTCGCCAGTGCGGAAGTCTTGCCAAGTCACAACGTCACCCGCTGCTTCAATGTTTTCTAATGCTGATATTTTTTCAATAGCATAGCCTTCATATCCAACAGATGAGTTGTACTTATCAGTATCCACGTCATAGCAAAGCAATGGAATCTTGATAATTCTAGTACGGGGTGAGGCAGGTACTGCCTTCAACTGATAACCTTTAAAGATAGGACCAGTAGTATTATCTGTTCCATCTCTATATAATTCAAAGCGTAAACCTAAAGCGTCTTGTGCACCCGATGGTTGTGTAATTGTAATTTCTGGTGCACCAATTGCGCTATCGTATGACACCATGTCATATGTAGTGTCAGTTAAATCGCGGGTAAGGATAGTCATTGACCCTTTACCAAAGTCGCCACGTCCTACTACACGCTTAAAATTCTTTTGTTCTAATGTGTTGTATCTGATGTAGCCTGTCTCAAGGTAACCAGATGGGTACAATTCATGCGGAGATTGAACCCATAGTCCGTTGTTAGCAGTAGCACCTACGGTTTTGGATAGAGCACCAACTGTAAATACAACTTGGTTGGCTTCACCTAAATGGCATACACTTATGGCTGAACCTTGTGTAATGTTTTCTGCATATACAAATGTACTGTATGCATACTGCAAAGTACCTGCAGATATTTCACTGCCCAAGTTAATAATATAAAGACCTGGGTAATTTTCCCCTGCTTCTAGTCCATCAAAAGAACCAGCACAATAGATATAACTATCATGCGCGGCAATGCCGCGAATAGGATAGTCAGTCCTAATCATTAAACCACCATAGGTAACGTTACCATTACCATCAATGACACCAATGCGCACACCTTTATTGGTAGCAATAAGCATGTATGACATAAGGTGCACATAAATGTTGTGAATAATTTCACCATTAGGTACTACAACTGTAGTGATAGCAGATGTAAGAGTAGGTAGGTTACCCGTTGTGTCAAGAGTAAATTTAACTACGGATGATTTAGACCCAGCCTGACCAGATGCATAGATAGCATTAGCGCCTTCTGCTATACCAGTCCAACGCCATGAAGTATTGGGGTGTGTATATAGTGGTGTAGGTAATGTTCCACTACCAGTGGTAGGGATTTCATAAATCTTATTGTTAATTCCTACTATAAGACGTTCTTTAACGTAACCCATTTTAGCATTGTTAACACCAGATACTGTGCGGATAGAAGATGTAGACCCACCAGTAAGCGGAACGCTTACAATGTTAGCAGCATCAATATAGTATGCATTAATGCCATCAGTTGTAGATGAATAAATTGTGGTAGATACACCAGCAGATAATGTAGTCATGGCTGAAGTAGTGCCATCAGTTAATTTTAATGTAGCACCATCAAGAAGCAAAGCCTTGTCTACTCCACCAACAGTTACTGTTCTTAAGTCAGATGCAGTAGTAGTTGTTTGTGTTTGTGCTGGTCTACGGAGTAGTGTAACTTGACCCTCTTCATCCATTACTTCAACACCTAAAGACTTGTGGTAACGGTATGAGTTAGACCCTAAAGTAGGGCTATAAGGATTGGCAAATGGGTCATAAAAATTAACACCAGCACCAGTATGAAAAGAAGATTGACTACGTAACCACCATGTAGAAAGTGACTGCTCTCCTGGGTCACGTAATGAGTCAAATTGATTCTTACGAAACTGTGCAGTTGAACGGATGTATGGGTCTTTGTCTGTAATAGCAGCAAGGAATGGCACACCACCAATTGCAAAGTCATACTGAACACCTGTATTTTGCCAAATGTTTCCTATACCTACAGACAGGTCTACAGCAATGGCTCGCGTTGCGCGACCTTCGGTAATATCACGACCTGACACGGTACTCCTTTAAGGTAGAAAAATAATAATAAGCAGTTTAGACACATGCTTAGGTGTCAGTATTATTTAGTCTTTAAAATCTGGTGCTGATTTTGGAAATGTGCTTGGGTCATAATTTGCTGGGCGGTTTCTTGGGTTGCCATTTTCGCTAACCAAAAATTCTGTGCCAGTCCATTTTGAACCAATCCCACAAATACCATCGGGAGTATATTCAATACATATCTTCCCAGTTAGTTCTTCTGCAAGTTCTTTTGTTTCGCAGAGAATTACATTTTCAACAAAATTAATATCATTGATAACTGCAAAATGTTTTGACATATTTTTCCTATCCTATGCTAAGTATCTAATTTTTACTACGCCTGAAGCACCCCATTGGGTAGAACCATTGGTTCCACTTCTACCAGTTCCGCCAAAACCTGTATTGGCATAATTGGCGTAAGCGTTAATTCCGTTTTGGCTTGAGTTTCCATTGCCAGCGCCACCTTGTGCGTATGTAACACCATCAATCCAAGTGTAACCTGCGCCACCACCAGCATTATTGCCTCCAGCACCGCCTTTTCCACCGCCTGAACCGTACTCATATTGACCAGAACGGGTACCTCCATTGTTTCCTTGACCAGAAGTACCAGTACCAGCGGTGCTAGGAGCATTACCTTCTGAGCCTCCACCAGAGCCACCGTTAAGGTTGCCTCCGCCTGAGTTGTATGCTCCACCTCCACCACCACCTGTGCAAGATGTTCCATTAAATGAAGAAGTACCACCTTGGTATCCGTAACCAGCGTCACCTTGACCGTTGGAACCCTGACCTCCATTACCAACTACTGCTGACAAACTTGCACCTGGAGTAGCAGAAGCGCCACTAACAACAATCATACCTCCAGCGCCACCGCCAGATGCACCCACATTTGAGTTAGGTGCTGCTCCAGCGCCACCGCCAGCAACAACAATGTAATCAATGGTTGTATTTCCAGCAGGAACAGTCCATGATTGAGATGATGTTAATGTTGCGTAGGTGTACTGAAGAATTTTAAGAGTCAAGGTACTAGATGTAGTACTTGCTCCATCACCATCGGTTGCTGTAACAGTAAATGTAAAACCAGTTGCATTGTAAACTGTTGGAGTTCCGCTAATAACACCTGCTGTTGAAAGAGTAAGACCAGTAGGTAAACTTCCTGATGCTAATGTATATGTTCTAGCAGTAGCAGTATCATCAGTAGTTGACAAAGTATATGTATATGCAGTATTTATGATACCCGATGTAAGAGTTCCAGAAGTAACCCATACAGGTTTAGCGTTAAACCTAATAGCAGCGTCTGTTGTATTATTTCCTGTATCTGTTACTCTAAATGTGACGGTTTGTTGTGATGTAGATGCAGTTCCAGTTATTACGCCATTGCTTGCTAATGAAAGACCTGTCGGCAAAGTTCCAGATGCAATGCTGTAAGTTAAAGTTGAGCCAGAATCACTACCGTCAGTTGCTGATAGATTTGCTCCATCATAAGCAGAGCCAGATGTAAATGATAATATAGAATTAGATACTGTAAAAGTTGGAGCAGTACCAGCATTTACCGTAAGTGTATTAACATTTGAACCAGTTGGGTTTGTTATACCTGGATTTGTTAATGTTAAAGTATAAGGGTTATAGGCAGCAGGTAGTATTGAAGGTCTACCAATAGTTGCACTTGTTATACTTGTTCTTGTTACTGTAGCAGTATATGCTGATGTTACTGATGCTGTAGTAAAAGCAGCAGTCATATCTGTTGCAAAGTTTCCGCCAGTTAAAACTATTGTTGATGATGTATTTGGAAAACTTGTTGCTGTTGAAGATACAATAAATGGACCAGCAGTAGTTTCTGTTGTTTCGTTAGTTGATACATAAGTTAACTTAAATGTAAATGAAAGCAAATCACCATTTTGCCCACCAAGAATAACCATTTTACTAAAACCTTTGGTTGCGGTCAAAGATTTAGTTCCAGTATATGCAGCAAGAGAACCATCTGTGTTAAAAGCATAAATGTCTAATGATGTATCGCCAGCAGCAGATACAATACTGTAACCTCCAGCAGAATATTCTTTTGTAAATGTTACTGTTGTGTATGTTCCTCCTAAGGCAACATTAAAATCATTTGCTCCACCAGTGGGTAAAAGTTTAGATACAGACATTAGGCAATCTCACTTCCAAAAGCGTTAAAGGACAATGAAGCAGCAGAAGCATAAACGGTAATTACATCTGCAGCACCAAGTGTTGCTCCAACTGTAATAAAAGTTGTGTCATTACCAGCAACTTTTGCATCATAAGCAATGTAATGTTCATTTGATAATGTTGCACCAGCAGGGCGAATTGCAATACGAAAAAGCAATTCTCCTCCTGTGCGATTACATACTGAAATAGTAGACACTACTGTCTGAGTTGCAGACGGTACTGTGTATAGAGTTGTGTTAGTTGTTGCTGTGGGATTCTGTTGCCCCAGCACCTTATATGTTGTTGCCATTGTTTATGCTCCCATCAGCATCATAATTTGTGGCAGCGGGTCAGTTACGATTGCTGCCCAAGATGGCGTTGTGCCATCTGTTGTTAGATATTTTCCAGAGTTGCTTGTTTGTGCTGGTAAACCTGTATAGTATGTAGCAAAAGTAATAGCAGTTGTACCAATTGTAATTGTTCCAGTAGTTGAGTTAACAAAAGTTTTACCAGAGTTAACAGTTCCACCAGTAGTAAAGATAATATCTCCATTTGCAATTTCAGGAGTTTGGTCATTATCTGTAGCACGTGTAAGTATCCAAGCAGTTGTGCCCGCAACACCATTATTTGTTAATGTATAAATACCATTTTGCAACTGAGCAGTCTGGTCTTTAATAAGAACACGCTGACCTACAGATACTGATGTACCGTCAAGCGTGTTGAATGCACGCAATGTATCTGCTGTAAGGGTTGCACCCACACCAGATGTTCCATTGTTGTAAGTTACTCCTAGATTAGTTACTGAAGCAGCAACTACTGGAGTGTGAAAGTTAATGGCTGCAGTTACAGAATCAACGTATTGTTTATTAGCAACACCTAATGCTGTAGTTGGGTCTGCTGTAGTAAGCCCACCACTAAGTGTTAAACCAGTTATTGTTCCAACTGTTGTACCAGAAGCAATAACAGTAGTACCTAAAGTAGGAGCACTGTATGCTGTTGTGCTTGCTGTTTGTACCCATGCAGAACCAGACCATACATACATTGCATTAGTACTGCTATTCCAATATGTAGAACCAGTAATAAGAGCATTACCTAAGTTATCAACTGTTGGTGCTGATGATTTAGACCCAAGATAGCGTTGGTCATATGCTGTGTAAGTTGTAGCAGCAGATGTTGCACTAGTTGCTGCTGAAGTTGCACTAGTTGCTGCAGATGCAGCAGAGGTAGCAGCAGCAGACTGGCTTGTTGCAGCACTAGATGCACTAGCGGCAGCAGCAGTTTGACTGGTTTGGGCTGAAGAAGCAGAAGTGCTAGCAGCAGTTGCAGATGCGCCTGCAGAGGTGGCTGAAGTAGCGGCTGCGGTTGCACTAGCAGCAGCACTGGCTGCGCTTGTAGCGGCTGCTGTGGCACTTGTGGCGGAACTTGAGGCTGATATTGCTGCTGCAGAAGTAGAACCCGCTACAGAAGCAGCAGAGGCTGCTGCGCTAGTTGCGCTTGTGGCTGCACTGTTAGCAGATGTAGCCGCAGCACTAGCCGAGTTGCTTGCTGTAGTTGCATAACCTGCTATACTGGATACAGAAGCAGCAGCAGATGTAGCAGAAGTAGCCGCGCTTGACGCGCTAGTAGCAGCAGCAGACTGACTAGTTAAAGCAGAACTTGCAGAAGTAGATGCAGAATTAGCACTAGTAGCAGCAGCGGTGGCAGAAGCCGCCGCAGATGTAGCGGAAGTAGTTGCAGCAGTAGCCTGAGTAGTAGCAGTTGCTGCAGACGCAGCAGAAGCCGTAGCAGAAGTAGCAGCAGAATTTGCAGAAGTTAATGCAGCAGATGCACTAGTAGCAGAACTTGTTGCTGATACAGCAGCAGATGCTGCTGATGTAGAGGCAGCAGTTGCTGAGCCAAGAATAGAATCTACATAATCTTTAGGAGCAGCAGATGACGCTGACATTCCAGCAGATGAAAGACCAGTAATAACTGGGCTACCATTAATAGTTGGACTAGTTATAGTTTTATTAGTTAAAGTCTGAACAGCATCAATAATACTTACAGTGCCTGATGTGTTAGGGAATGTAATTGTACGATTAGCAGTAGGGTCTACAACATTAAGGGTAGTTGTATACGAATCAACGGTTGTGCCCTGAAATGAAATGCCAGCATCATTTTCTGTTGTGCCTGTAAGAATAGGTGAAATAAGAGTTTTGTTATAAAGAGTTTGAGAATCTTGAGTTCCAACTACAGAAGATGTTGATGCAAGTCCATGCACACCAACAGCAGTTTCAATATGCGTATTAGGTTCACGAAGGTCACGTCCAATAACCATGTGTCGAACAATTGCACCAGCAGAATGGTCTTGTGCAGTTGAACCATCTATATTACGAGAAACAGTAAGTACTGTACCAGATACGCCAGTAACATCTAAGATTTCTTCAAGTGCTGTATCTGGGTCAATGACTATAGTAAAAGTAACGCCACCAGTAATTGAAGCACCAGCAATACCACCAAGGATGGCACTTGAACTTGCCACTGTTATGCTACTTGCACCAGAAGTAACAGAACTGGTAATAGTTGTTTGTTGAGAGCGAGACGTATATTTACGAGTTGTCATTTATTTACCTATCGGCTGTAGTGGACGCGGGTTGGGTATTGAATCTTTTGCTTTAGCGATTCTTCCTCAAGTCGCTGTTGATACAATGCTTGCAGTCCCTTTGTAACATTTGTTCCTGTACCGTATGGACGCTTAGCATCAAACTCATCTGCCGCTGCAGAGGTAATAGAAATACGGGCTGGGTCAATGTAAGAAGATAAACGCCATGCCGCTCCATAAATAATTACATCTCGCATAGATGTAGGTAAACCAGTTGTGGTTTCAAAATCATCCGTAAGATTATTCATGACGGTTGGTAATTTTGCGTAAACAATGTTAATAGTACGACCAGGCAATACGTTGTCATAGATTGACACAGTACGTCCTGATGTAAATGATGGTGAGTAAGCAATAGGGTCCCAACGCCATTGGCGTATAGGTAGCCATTCTTTTGTTGGTCCAACTGATTGCCACGCCATTGAAAGGATTTGAATTGCTGGGGCTGGTACTTCATAAGTAGTACGGCTAGCAAGGAATGACACTGGTGCAGAACCTACGGCAAACACTTTAGGATATACAGCATTAACTGTATCATTAACAGCACGTTTAATAGCAGAACGTGGATATGTAGGAGTAATAATTATTTTAGCATTAGCATCATGTGCTGTTGCTGTGGTTGCATTATAGCCACGACCAAATGGCGCAACAATCAATGTATTAGATTGACGGTCATATGCATCAACAAGAATCATCTCATCATCAATTTCAATAATACCTTTACCAATGTTTTCAGTAGAGGCTACATAAAGAGTAAGAGCACCTGAGGTTGCTGCTTGTGTTAAATAAGTAACACGGTCTTGACGGTAAGTAAAACCTGAAAGGTCTAACTGTACGTCATTCATTATGTCAAGAAGAGTAGTTGCCAATAAGATGCCACCTGTCGTAGTGCGGTTACGGCATCTAGTCCTGTTGTGCCAGCAAGGGCATTACAGATTCCAGTAACGGCTTTGTATAATTTAGGGTCAGTAGTTCCGTACTTGTAATTAAGTGCACCCTGTACTGCCATAGGTGTGGTCAGTCCAGCCCACTTACTAGCAGCACCTTGTTCATCAAGGTATGCTGACTTTGCTGGATAAGAACCTCCACCGTTAGCAAGACGATTAAGTTCGTCAACTAGCGTGCTTCCTGCTCTACCATATACAGCCATTACTTACCCTTCTTTTGTGCCGCTCTCATATTGTCTACAAGATTGGGATATTTTCTGCCAGCCTTTTTAGCAGCAGTCTTTGCTGATGCCTTAGCAGCAGGAGTCAAAGGTGTTGACTTCTTCTTAGGATTAGGTTTGTCCCAAACTTCTTTAGCCATTACTTCTTGCCTTTGTTACGTGCGCTAATAGCAGCGGCTTTCTTTTTAGCATCCGCTTTAGATGATGCACCCCACGCTTGCAGCGACAGCAACAAGCGGGTGGGGTCACCATTAGGTTTACGTTCAGGTCCAGGCATGCCACCCATGCGTGCAAGAAAACTTGCTCTACGTGGGTTATCACCAGACTTAACAGGTGGCTTTAGGTTTGAACCTTGAGCCTTAGCGGATGCACGTCCCTTTGCATTTAAACCACCCGTAGGTGACTTGCCTTCTTTACGCTGCCATGCTGGTGATTTAGCCATTTACTTTCCCTTAACCTTTTTTAAATTAGGATTTGCTTTCTTTGCTGCTGGGCTTGCCTTGCGTGTAGACGATGCGAGGATTGCACCAGCAGACTTCATTGACACACCTGACTTTTTGGCGATTGACTTCTGCGCCTTTTTGAAACCCATGTGTTCCGTCATTAGTCTTTATACTTTCTGTTTTGTGTGATAGCACCAATTGCTTGTCCTAGTTGTCTGTCAGCATTTGCGCTAGCCGCATTAGCCTTAGCGTTCATCTCCGCTTTGCGTGATGGTGGATAAGACTTAGAATCCATTGATGCACCAAATGAATGCATCTCTGCTTTGAATGCTTGGCTAGATTGCTGTGCAACATTCTTTGCATAACTTACAACTGGGCGATACAACTTATCCATAAACGAATGGTCACCTGCACTAGTGCGTGGCTTAGATGTATTGTGCTCCATAATTAAATCTTGCGTCCGCCTTCAGGCTGTGTGTAAATACCTTGGATTACAGTTGCTGGACCATTGACAGTACCTGTGCCTGAGCGTGGTGCTGACATTGGTGCAGTTCCTGGTGCTACTCCGCCGTAAAAATCTGTGCCTGCTGCTGAAAAATCAGTAGCCTTAGTACGTGTCTTGTATGGAGGAACTAGTCCAGCACCGTTGACATTTGATTGCATATATTCGTTAGCCATATTAGTTTCCTTTTCCGTATGGTGTTGGTGTGTCGAATCCCCTAATGACATCCGCACTTTGCCCTTCGGCAACACGTACGCCTGCTCTAATAATTACTGCATCTTGATTGCCTTCAGCGTTAACCATAACGCCGTTGCATCCACATTCGTAGCACATAATTACTTACCCTTCTTAGTCATAATCTTCTTGCGAAGAGCCATGTCCATTTTCATGTCTGCCTTAGCAGATGGCTTCTTCTTGTCCATCTTTGTGTCAGCCTTCTTAAAGGCTGCCTTCTGCGCAGGCTTCATACCTGTCATTACTTTCTTGTCCTGCTTCATATCTGCCTTAGCAGACATTGGTTTCATTGCAGCCATTAGATTGCTCCTACTTCTTTAAGGACCTCAACGGTCTTAGTTGTTACGTGTTTGGCTTCAGGCATCTTTTCAGCATTGTAAGGTTTGTTAATAACCTCTGATGCTTCAAGTGCTTTCTGTACGGCTTCCCTTGATGTGCCTGCAGGCTGTACGCCTTGAGCACGGGCATCCTTATAGAAAGCCAATTCTTTATCCCACTTCTTCTGAGTGGTTCCGCTAGCAATGATGTTGCCTGCGGCATCTCCAGTTGCTAGTTGTAATCCTTTAGCCTTGCAGCCAAAGCAAAGACAATCAGCATCTTCTGGTTTGTGGTCTGGGTTAGGTTTCATTACACCCCAGTCAGCCCAACGTTCAGGTGAAGTTGCATCACACTTAGTACAGCCGTATTCAAGTACGTATTGTTTTACATCACCGTCTTCAAGCCTATAGTCCCATTTACCAATTTTGCCAATATGTCCATCTGTATTGCAGTCATGTACTTTTAACATTACGCTGTCCTTACGTATGCTCCGAATCCTTGCGCTACAAGGCTGTCATAGATTCCTTTTTTAATTTCGTACTCATGTCCGCCAAGATAAAAAATATCTGCAGCCTTGATTACGTCTTCAGTAGGAAAAGTTGTAGTAGACCAAACACCATTCATACTCATAAGGCTTACGCCACGGGTCAACTTGTAACGGATAAACAAACGTCCACCGCCTGCTGGACCGTACTCCTCAGTAGGAGGAGTTAAGTAATACTTAGTCATGGTTCTCCTCTAGTTGACTTACTGCAATGCAGGAGCCGAAGCCCCTGCACTGCCGTCAATAAACTATTAGTAGTTAATTGATGAAGATGTCTCTACGCGGTAGAGTGCTTCTTCACGGTAACGAGCGAAGCCAAGTACGCCGTACCATCCGAGTGGACGGTGACGCATCAACTTGTCAACGACTGGTCCAATAACAACGTGTGGTTCTTCGGCAACGGCTTCAGCCAATGCTTGCTGTCCAGCGTAGTATGTATTGAATGTCTTTGTTTCGTGTGTGAATGTAACTGATGCACCAGATGTAACTGTTCCAGATGTAACAGCAGTATCAATTGTTACGTTGAGACCTGAGATAGATACAACCTGTGTGCCAGTTGCGATACCTGTAGCAGCAACAAGGTCAGATACCAAGATACCTGATGTTGATGTTACGGCAAGAACGAATGTACCTGCAGCAGCAGTTGCTGTTGTAGTTGTTGTAGATGTTGACTTAGCAGCACCTTGGAAATCATTGTATAGACGTGGTGATTCTACGTAAAATGCACCTTCGTATGTACCAATTTCTCCAGCCCAAATGTTGTCATTTGAGTTGTACTCATGTGGCTGACGCCATGACCCAACGCCTGTTTCTGCACGAAGGTCGTGTGAAACTTCAGGGTGGATACCTGCCCAGTAAAGTGAACCCTTACGTGGGATAGCCTTGTTAGCACGCAACTTAGCA